TTTTAATATTCTCTTCGATGTTGAGAGATGGCATTCTACTTATATAAAGTTACTATTCTTTAATATATTAAATGTTGACGCGGACTGGATATCTCGTTACCGATGGACCGGTGACTGAAATTAAAAAAGAACTTACGGTAAGACCCGTAGTCAATGGCGATTATGGATTTCCTCCTCCGCCTTTTAAGGTTTTCCGAACGGCTAAGAATGGAGTGTGCGTTCCAAGATTCTATGGAGTTAGTCGGGTTGGAAAACCTCGGGGGGACAGACGCCCAGAACCAGCAAGATCTACAGCCAAATTTGTTGGTAAGTTACGAGACGAAACTCACCAAAATGAGGCCCTCACTGCAGCCATTAGGGTGGGTCATGGGGTTCTCTCACTCCCTTGTGGGTACGGAAAGACCACCGTATCACTCGCAATAGCGTGTAAATTGGGTTATCGTACAATGATTGTCGTTCATAAACAGTTCCTAGCAGATCAGTGGAGAGAGCGAATCCAACAGTTCTGTCCAGGTGCCACAATAGGTATCGTTCAACAGGACAAGAAGGAGGTTGACTGTGACTTTGTAATAGCTATGCTTCAATCACTCTCCCTCAAGGAGTACTCATTCAGTGACTTTGATTCTATAGGAACTCTCATAGTTGATGAAGCTCATCATATATGTGCTAAGGTATTCAGTCAATCTCTTTTCAAAATGTGCCCCAAACACATCTTTGGACTTTCAGCGACACCAGAAAGAAAGGATGGTCTCACAAAGGTTCTCCATTGGTTCATGGGTCCCACGTTCTTTGCAGTTGAAAGGAAGAACCAGGATCAGGTTGAAGTATTTAGCATTACATATGAATCATTCAATTACAGGAACCCACCACCTTCAACAAGATTTGGTAAAGTATCCATGCCAAATATGATTACGGAAATTGTAGAAGATAGAAAGAGAAATCAGATGCTTGTGGAATTGATCAAGAGGGCTTCAGCTGGTACAAGACAGCTTCTTGTTCTAAGTGACAGACGTTTGCACTGTGAGATGCTCCATCAATGTTTTCCAAAAAACTCGGGTCTCTACATGGGTGGAATGAAGGAGGCTGACCTCCAGGCTTCTTCCAAGAAAAAGATCATATTTGCAACTTTCTCGCAAGCCCACGAAGGATTAGACATACCAACCCTGGATACAGTTATATTGGCGTCCCCTAAGTCTGATATAACCCAGAGTATAGGTCGTATAATGAGAGAAACCAAGGGGAAGAAGAATAATCCACATATTTATGATATTCATGACCCTTGGTCGCTCTTCACAGCTATGTTTTACAAGAGAATGAAAGTGTATCGCCAAGGTGGTTTTAAAATTCACGGTAAAGTTGAACAGGAAAGAAAGGATGAATTCCCTCAGGGAAAGTGTCTGTTTTTATAATCTGAACAATAAATAAATGTCAGGTGCATTGGTTCAGCTCGTGTCCAAAGGTGCGCAAGATGTTTATATAACAAGTGACGAGGGGGCGTCTCTCTTTAGTATGAAATACAAACGGCATACAAATTTTTCACAAGCGCCACGACTCATAAAGGAAGTTACAACAAAAGACAGCACCATAATTATCCCAACTTGGGGTGATCTTGTAAATGCAGTATGGTTTGAAGGTGTAGATCTTTTAACTAAATTTGATGGTGCAGTTATAGATTTATATATAGGAGGCGTTAAGATTGATTCACACCCATATGACTTTATTTCAGATGTATGGCAGAACTATTTGGCTGAAAATTTTGTAAAGGCACAGGAAATTTTAAACAAAACATCACAATCAAATAATAAGTTTCTACCACTTCATTTTTTCTTTTGTGACAACGATATGTTTTTACCACTTTGTGCTTTGCAGTTTCATGAAGCTGAAATTAGAATAACCTTTGCCAATCAAGATGTGTCTGGTGTAAAATGTTACGGTAATTACGTATTTTTGGATACCGAAGAACGCAATAAATTTATAAAAACACCAACAGATCTTATAATCACACAAGTTCAAAATTTAAAGGGTGATGTCCAACTTCCAAAAACTACATTGGATATTTCTGTATTTAATCACCCCGTGAAAAGTATCTTCTTCGGTTACACGGCACAGGGTGGTGTTATAGAAGAAGATAAACTATCGTTTAGTGGTGCCGATATTTATCTAAACGGTACAGCACTTGTTGAAAATATGTCCCCAATTTACTTTCACACTGTACAAAATTATATAAGTTCAAAGTTTGGTCTTATCAGCTTTATTGAAGATCAGGATTGTCCTCTATATACTAGATATTTCGCCTATCACTTTTGTAGAAATGCTTCCGAATATAAGCCATCAGGGACATGTAATTTTAGTCGTTTAGATAACGCGAAGATTGTAATTAGAGATATAGTAAAGGGTACAAATCGTACATTAGATAACGAACTCACTGTTTACGTAGTTAACTATAATGTGTTTAGAATACGTAACGGGTTGGGTGGCATTTTATTCGCCGATTAATGTAATAGTTATGCCGTTCATTGGTAATGCCGGGAGATTCAATCATGTATATATGGCTGAACTTAATCAGGACAATACCAAAAAAACAACGTCAACTCCACCCACATCTGTGAACTATAATTTTAATGAAATTACAATTGGCAAAGATGCGGGTAAGACGGATCAAGGTGAAAACGCGATCGCGGTAGGGTCTAAATCTGGATTTTTAAAACAAGGTGCGAGGTCGGTCGCGGTGGGGTATCACGCAGGTAACACGAGCCAGGGGGCGGAATCTGTTGCCGTTGGGCAGGAGTGTGGAGAGATTGACCAAAATACACAATCCGTTGCGATTGGATATAGATCCGGGCAGTCTAACCAGGGTGCACAATCGCTTGCTGTGGGTTTTGAGTCCGGACAGGTCATTCAGGGTACGCAGTCAATTGCGTTGGGTTTTCAAGCGGGTCAGTCAAATCAGGGTTCACAATCAATTGCGGTCGGTTATAAATGTGGACGAGTGAATCAAGGTAATAACAGTCTCGTTTTTGGATTTGGAACGGCTGAAGTGAACCAAGGAGACGAAACACTTGCACTTGGATTTCAAGCGGGTCAGTCGAATCAGGGTAATCAGGGTACAGCTGTGGGATTTCAAACTGGACAGATTAACCAAGGGGAGCAGGCTAGTGCATTGGGTTATCAAAGTGGTCAGTCAATTCAGGGAAATAAATCCACATCCATTGGATATAGGTCCGGTAAAACCAGTCAGGGCTCCCAATCCGTGGCTATAGGTCATAGCGCGGGGCGGGACAATCAGGGGTCCGAATCTGTAGCTATAGGTTTTACGGCGGGTGAGTTGGGTCAGAATAGTCTCTCGGTGGCAATCGGATCTAACGCTGGACAATCATATCAATCAACACAATCTGTTGCGATTGGCGATAATGCGGGTGAAGTTTCACAAAACACTCAATCTGTAGCTGTCGGATTCGAATCCGGTAAAACCTCACAGGAAATGCAGTCGGTGGCTGTAGGTAATCAATCGGGTACGACTTCACAGGGGTCTCAATCTGTGGCTATCGGTCACAGATCTGGCCAAACAAGCCAAGACATTCAAGCTATTGCAATTGGCTTTGAATCCGGGCAGTTGGGTCAAAATGCACAATCTATTGCTATGGGGTATCAATCCGGGCAGAGTGCTCAGGGAATACAATCTATGGCGATCGGGTACAAATCGGGGCGTGTAAATCAGGGTGCTAATAGTCTCGTTTTGGGATTCGAATCTGGGGAAGTCAATCAAGGTACCGAAAGTCTTGCACTTGGTTATCAAACGGGACACACAGATCAGGGTGATCGATCAACCGCCTTGGGTTATCAATCTGGACAGACAACCCAACACCCAGAATCTGTTGCGATTGGTTATCAATCTGGACAGATAGGTCAAAATACACAATCTATAGCTCTAGGGTATCAATCTGGGCAATCTGGGCAGGGAGCGGGTTCTGTTTCCTTGGGTTTTCGTGCCGGTGTAACGCTTCAAGGTGATGAAACCGTTTCCGTGGGTCATAAATCAGGTGAAACGAGTCAGGGTGTGCAGGCGGTAAGTGTGGGTTATAATTCGGGCCAAATTGGCCAGAATTCCTTTTCTATTGCCATCGGTTCTAACGCGGGGCAGTCAATCCAGGGAACTTCCAGTGTTGCAGTGGGGATAGACGCTGGTCAGATTTCGCAAGGTGCTCAGTCTGTTTCCGTAGGATATCAATCCGGGCAAACAAGTCAAGGTACAAAAACAACCGCTATTGGATACCAATGTGGACAAACAAGTCAAGGTGACAAATCTATATCTATTGGTTATGAATGTGGAAAAACAAGTCAGGGTATACAATGCGTAGCGATGGGATATAGATCTGGTTACGATACACAACTACAACAATCCGTGGCTATAGGTCATCAATCTGGTATGACTTCTCAAGGGTCTCAATCTGTTGCCATTGGATTAAATGCGGGACAGACAGGTCAAAATACACAATCTGTTGCTATAGGTTATGAGGCTGGTCTAACAGCCCAGAATACCCAGTCGGTGGCTATGGGTTTTCAATCCGGGAAGAGTGGTCAGGGATCTCAATCGGTTGCGTTGGGTTTTCAAGCGGGTCAGTCAAAACAGGGTTCACAATCAATTGCGGTCGGTTATAAATGTGGAGAGTTTGGGCAAAATGTACAATCCGTTGCGATAGGTTATCAAGCTGGGCAATCTAATCAGAATACCGAGTCGGTGGCTATAGGGTATCAGTGTGGGCGGACTTCTCAGTCTTCACAATCTGTTGCAGTGGGTTCTGAAGCCGGGGAGACTGACCAGGGGCGTCAGTGTGTGGCCATCGGTTATTTAGCGGCCCAGTCAAATCAGGATGAGCAGTCGGTTGCTATAGGTACCAGAGCCGGTAATACTTCTCAGGGGTCTTCGTCTGTGGCTATTGGTGTACAAGCCGGTAAAGAAGGTCAAAACGCATGGTGCACGGCAGTTGGTTGGGGTGCAGGTGAGATCAGACAGGGGGAATATTCTTCCGCGTATGGTTTTGGTGCCGCACAAGTAGATCAGGGTCTGCGCTCCATCGCATTGGGGTATGGTTGCGGAAGATATGTTCAGGGAGCGGGTTCTGTTGCCTTGGGTCACGATTGCGGATATTCGAGTCAGGGAGTTGAATGTGTTGCGTTGGGCCGACTGGCGGGGGGTGAAGGTCAAAATAATTATAGCGTTGCTATCGGTTATCAATGTGGAGGGTCCGCTCAGGGGACGCAGGCTGTTGCAATTGGATATGAAGCTGGTCAATTGTCCCAAAATGCCCAATCCGTGGCTATGGGTTTTCAATCCGGGAAGAGTGGTCAGGGATCTCAATCGGTTGCGTTGGGTTTTCAAGCGGGTCAGTCAAAACAGGGTTCACAATCAATTGCAGTGGGTTATAAAGCTGGATACTTAGCACAGTCTTATAATTCTGTGGCCATTGGTACTATGGCTGCTGAGCAGTCTCAAGACCAATTATCTTTGGCTATAGGATTTGAAGCTGCTAAGTACAACCAAGGTGGTGAAGCTACTGCTGTAGGTGCTGGAGCTGGGTTTATCGATCAGGGGGTTTTTGGTGTTGCGTTGGGTACGGGAGCGGGGGGTGTTATACAAGAGATAAAGGCCACTGCGGTAGGTTTTGAAGCTGGCAAGTTTCTTCAATCAACCGGATCTGTTCTTTTGGGTTATCAAGCTGGGAAGGGTACATATACAAATGGTCAGAATCCACCAGAAAGTACGGGTGTTGGTGAAAATTCTATAATAATAAATTCTACGGGTGCGACTCTCAATTTTGTAAAAAATAATTCACTCTGTATAAAAAACATAAGTAGCAATACGAGTGGTGCAGCC